TGACCTGAATAATAAACATATAACAATCTATTAGTACCAATTGCAGCATACTTACGGCCATCTAAATCTGTAAATGTATGAATTGCTCTTGCAGCTCCTATCAATTCAGAAGAAGTTTCTTGAGCCCAACCCCCTATTTTTTCAGGTTGCCCATATCTAAAACGTACATTATCCCCATCTACCCAGTTGTTTTCATTCTGGGTATCTGTCAATTGTTTATTAAATCCAGGTCTAAAAGGTATTTTTGTTAAAGCCATAAATGCATTTTACAATACATTTAAGCTGTAGTATAGAGGCTAATATGAATACGATGAAAGCCCGAATAGTCTGGTTTCCTGAAAAATTATCTACTATAAATTTTGATACTTTAGAGAACAAAATAGACTGGGATCAAGAGCATTTAGAGACTGTCCGTAAATACATGAAGGAAGATGGATTGTTATTTCCTGCCGTATTTAAAGATAATGAAATACATTGTGGTCATTACAGATTTAAGGTAGCGAAAGAAATGGGTTATGATGGTATTGATGCATATAAAGTAAAGACTTTTAAGGAAGTCTTAAAATTGACCACTTTTACAGAATTGTGTTATAAGCACTACAAAGAATATAAAGATAAAAATTATGTATGAGTCATTAACAGAAGCAACTAAATTTCATGCTGTAAATCAAGACAATTGGATTGGTGAAGCATTAGCAGAATATAAACATCAAATTTTTAACTTGATAAAAGAAAACAATATTAAAACTATTTTAGATTATGGTTGTGGTAAAGCAAAATTTCATTCCATCTTATTTAATAATAGAAAGGTTCCAGGATCTCCTATGGGTATAAACATAACTCCATATGACCCTGCAGTTGCACAATTTTCAAATAAACCAACTGGTCAATATGATTTAGTTTTATGTATTGATGTCATGGAACATGTTCAAGAAGATAAAGTTGAAGAAGTTCTTAAAAATATATTTAGTTACAGTAATAAAGTATTTTTAACCATTACTTGTTATCCTGCTACACAAACTTTACTAAATGGAAAAAATGCACATTACACTATTAAAGAACCTGATTGGTGGAAAGAGAAGTTAAAACCATATGATGGTAGCTATATTACAATATTTCAAACTAAACCCAATAGAGGTGGTGATGTAGTTAACAAAGAAGAATGGAAACCTAATGCTATTACATTAAAAAAATTAGAAAAAAACGATAAAACATTAGATGAAACTCAAAAAGAAAAAGCAAAATTATTATAATGATTTTTCAAAACATAGAGTTGTATGAAACTGATAAGTTTCAATATTTACTAATTCACAAAAATGCGTCTAGTAGTATTGTAAATTGCATTAAACATTTAAACCCTATAGTCACAGACAAAATAAATATAAACAAAGTAAGATGGACAATAATCAGAGAGCCATATGAAAGATTTGTTTCAGGTTTAAAATATGACTTACAAAGACATAATTTAAATATTAAAGATATAGATTATTCTTCTTTATTTAATTCTAAAATTAATAAATTTTCAAGACTAAATGGTAATGTAAATCATACAACATCACAAGTTCCTTACTTAATAAATACTCACATTAATTGGTATATTGAAATGAAAGACTTAAATATTTTTATGAAAATGCACTTTGATAAAGTTGAATATTATAATGAAAACAAAATTAATATAAAATTAGACCTAGATAAAAAAGAAATAATAAAATATCTAAATTTAGATTATTATGTATATAACAATATATTAAATTCTAATTACTTATGGAAATGGCAACAGGGTAAAATATTTTAAAATGATAAAATTAATAAACAAAAATAATAAATTAAATGAAACAAAAAATAGTTTAAATATTACTTATCCTAGAACTGTAAATATTATATATGGTCATTATCCCTATCCAAATAAAGTTCATAATATGATTTTAGAAATAAAAAACAATCTTGACCCTAAAATGGATAATTATACAGCAGTAAAAGGTGGAATGACAAATTGGAAATATTTTATAGACAAAGATTCATTTAAAGATTTTTTTACTTTCGTAATTAATAAACATCAATCAACACATCCTAATATATTTGCTTATTTTTTAGAACGATCGTGTGTTATAGATGCATGGGGTAATGAAGTTAAAAAAAATGATAGTATTGATTTTCACGATCATAGATATTATCACGCAATTTTATATCTAACAGATGGAGCTGATTTAATTTTACCAGAACTAAACATTTCAATTACACCTAGAGCGGGTGATTATTATATTTTTCCTCCAATGGTACTACATGGTTTGGACAAACATAAAGATGATTTTACAAGATATTCTTTAATATGTAATTTTGATTCTTTTGAACACTTTTCATTAAACAAAAAAATAGAAAAAATTTATGAAAAAAACAATAAATAAAAAAGCTAGTATAAATAATTTTATAGGTGTTTATGATAACTACATCACTAAACAAGAATGTGATAAAGCTATAAAATTATTTGAAAATCAAAATAAGTTTAACAACACTTTAAATAGAATTAGTTTTGAAAACGCATCTATTTTAGAAAAACAAGACAAACAATTTTTTGCAGGAGAAAATAATATAGATGTCTGGTGGGAAGACTTAAAACCTTTGATGTTAAATTTTGATATAGCATGGAATCACTATATGCAACAAACTGGAGCAAGAGAAAGTTATGGACAAAATAAATTTATTTATACACGTTTGAAAATTCAAAAAACATTGCCTACGGAAGGTTATCATGTTTGGCACATAGAACATGGTTCTACTTTTGAAATGCAGGCTAGAGCCTTTGTTTTCACTATTTATTTAAATGATGTTAAAGAGGGTGGTGAAACAGAGTTTTTACATTTTTCTCAAAGGGTACAACCTAAAACAGGAAGAATAGTTATTTGGCCAGCAGGTTTTCCATATGTTCACAGAGGTAATTCACCTCTATCTGGTAAAAAATATATCCTAACATCTTGGTTGAGATTACATTAACAATGTCATTTGATGCTAAAATATCTAATTTAAAATTTCATATAAATGGTTTAGTTCCAAAAGATGTATGTAAATATTTTATAAATTTTTATGAAAATAATACTGATTATGCCCTTACAGAAGAAAGTTATAAATATAAAACTAAAAAAACTGAAGAAGATAATTTTAAATGTTTAAACTTATCTCTACTTTATTTAAAAAATGAAAAATATAAAAAACCATTAGAATTAGCAAAAAAATATATATCTATAATGATAACTAATTATGTTTTACACATTCAAAAAAATATTTGTCCTACATTTGATCAAAAACTTATATCAAAATCAAATAATATTCGGATACTAAAATATGAAAAAGGACAATGTATAAAAGATCATTGTGATGTTGGTGGTTCTATACGAGCATCATGTACATTAAATTTAAATGAAGATTATGAAGGTGGTGATTTTAGATTTTTTAATGGTAATATAAAACACTCTTTTAAAACAGGAGATGCTATGATATTTCCTGCCGAACCTATTTGGATTCATGGAACTGAACCTATTGAAAAGGGTGTAAGATATTCTATTAATTGTTTTTTAGGTTATTAATGAATTTAGTATATCACATACCAGATAAACTGTACTACATACAAAATTTTTTAAATTATAATACGTATAAAAAGATACACTATGATGTTTTTAAAAGTAAACTAATTAAACTTAATTCAACAAAAAAAACATGGAATAAGGAACTACAACACGGCTATAAGGATTATGTTGATAACACTTCTTTAGACACTAATTATAAACCATTACAAAAAATAAAAATACTATTAGAAAATAACCCTTTTTATAAAATTAAAATAAATAAATTCAAACCTTTGATTCATTCTATGAAAGATAATTCTGGCATAAATTGGCATGATGATTATGGTTGGCAATATGGAATAACTTATTATATAAATTATAAATGGAATTTGAAATTTGGGGGTGAGTTTTTATTTAAAGATGAAAAATCTTATGGGTTTATACCTTTGGTAGGAAATTCATTAGTTATAATTAAGGCTCCTCTTAATCACAAAGTAACTCCTGTTATGAAATCAACAGTTCCTAGAAAAACAATACAAATTTTTATTAATAATAAATGATTAAAATAATAGATAATTTTTTTAAAGAAGAAGATTTAATTGAAATTCAAAACTTTGCTTCAACTAAAGCCTTTTATGTACCTCAGTTTTTTGACAACACAAAAGAAAAAAATAAAGACAATTATTATGGAGATAGATACTATTTAGATTCTACACCAGAATTATTAGAAAAATTTATTAAACAGGCTGAATTAAAATTCAAAATTAAGATAAACAAAATACTTAATACCTCAGGTATAGATCAAAGAAATTTAGATCATTTTAAACCACATCAAGATGATGCTAAAATAAATATTATGATAATGTTAAAAGGCATAACAGCAGTTACAAATGGAACAGTTTTTTATAATAAAAATAATAATAATAATTTAGAATTAGACACTCATGTTGGCTTTAGAGAAAATAGAGCAATACTGTTTCCATCAAATCATTGGCACTCTCAACACGCAAGTAATATTCCTAATATGATAAGATTTACTGCTACTTTATTTATTGAAGATTATGAAGAATAAGAAGTAGGTCTTGGGCCTAATCTAGCTATTTTTTCAGCTTCAGTTTCGGGTACAACTTCATCATTAACAACTAGAAGATTTACATCCCAATCATTTTGGATTTTAGCCAAATACATTGGATCCCATCTAGTAGAAAATTGACTTATATCTCCAAGATTAGCGTCAGCATATGATGAATTAGGAGTTTCATCTCTATACTCTACTTCATCTGAAGTATTAGGTGTTCCATATTGAATAGCCCAAATATTAGAAAACTTAGATTGATTCCAAAAATCATCATCATTTATTTTAAAAGCAATACCTTCAGAAGCACCCTCTGCATAATTTTTAGTTATTTTTTTGTCATCAAATACTACTGCCCAGTTTCCTTTACTTGCCATTTTATCTCCTAAGTTTTAATTATATAAATTAAAGTTAAATATGGTTGAACAACTGATGTTGCATCACCTGCAAAGTTTGCACTCATATTGTGTGAGTGACCTCCACCATCTCCTCTGTTACCTGTATAAAATCCACCACCCATAGCAGCATTATGGTAAGCAGAACTCATACCAGTAAATGGTTGTCCAACAATCAAGTGATTGTGAGATGCAAGTTGTGAGGTAGCTAGTGTTGCGTTTGCTGTTGAACCCCCAACGTTTCCAGTTGAAGTTACAGTGTTTGCTCCACCTGTTGTCGCTAATGCTTTAGTTCCAGATTTTCCAACTGCTACATTGTCTTGTAAGTCTGGTAAATCAAAAGTTGTTGAACCATTACCTGATCCATAGGTTGTACCGATAATTGCAAATAAATCTGCGTATGTAGTTCTTGATACAGCTGATCCATCACATTCTAAGAAACCTGTTGGTACAGATGAATCCGTCCACGGCACAATCGTTGCTGTTGGAATACCCTCAATCCCTGTAAGGTTAGCTCCATCAAAATCGTATCTAGTTGCTTCGTAGTTTGCCATAATTATTTATCCTTATAAGTCCAACCAACTGTTGCATCGCCAGAATATACAAGAGTAAATCCTGCACCTTCTGTATTCACAACAAGGTCGGCTGCTGCATTTGTTATATTAGATCCATTTCTACCAACTGTAAAGGCATTAGTATCAAAACTATATTTTGAATCTACAAATGTCACTTCATCTCCTGTTGCTGGTGAAGCGGGTAAAGTTATTGTTAAAGTTCCACCAGATGTATCTGCTAAAATTTGTGCACCTGCTTGAACTGTTTCAGCTGAAGAGATTGCTCTCCATTTTTTAAATTCTAAATCTTTTACGATGTCCGTTCCATCTGCATGACAAATGTATGAATGACCTTCACATAATAAAAATCCAGTTTGTCCTGTTACTTTAAATGTTAAAGTATTTCCTGCATGATCTGTTCCATCAACGATGTTAAAAAACTTTTCAATTCCTGTAGGAAAGTTCACTATCCTATTTGCTGCAAGAGTGCCTGTAAATTTTAAAGTCATATTTCTTGCATTTGAAATTGCAGCATCTGTCATTGCTAAAGTTACATCTGCTGATGCAACGTCTATTTCTTGATAACCTGCGATTGCTTGCTGTACTAAATTTAAGTTTGTATTTGTTTTATCGCCCCACGTACCAGAGTTTTCCCCTGTTACCATTAGTTCGATTTTTAAATCTGTCGAATAACTTGATGCCATTTTAGCTCCTTATAATTTCTACAATATACATTTTTTAAGCTGCTAAATCAACCTCTGTCCATGTATTTGTTACTCCTGGGTCTATTTCACGCCAGGTTGTAATATTAGGCGAACCCGTATTAGCTGTCAATCCTATACCTGTAGGAATAACCACTGCAGTTCCAGTTACTGTAACTTGACCTACGTTAAATGTAGCAGAAACCCCTGTTGCTTCAGCAACAGATACACCGTCCGCAGTCCCTGCAGAAACTGTTGAAGAAACCCCTGTTACAGAAACATTTGCATTACCTAATGCGTCTGAGTTTCCAACAAAACCTGTTAGTTCTACCCCAGTTACTGGAACATCAAGTCTAGGTTCCGCAACAACTTGGCCTACAGAACTTGTTAATACAATACCTGTTACATCAATAGATGCTGTCCCTGTAACAGTGACATCACCAATACC